CTTTATCTAAAATAAACTGTTTAGATATAAGCCCTCTAGCTTTTTCATCTAAATCTCTTGTTCTAGATTCAGGAGTGTCCATACCATACATACGAACTCTAGCTTTATGAAAGATAGAAAATCCTACATCTATATTTACATCGACAGTATCGCCATCGACTACTTTAATTACTTCACATTTATATTCAAACATATCTTCTTTTCCCCTTATGCAAGCCATGACTTGCGTGTTGTTTACCTTTAGCAGTAGCTTCTCTTTTTATTCTATTAGCTCTTGCTAGTTTTGATCTGCCTTTTTTTGATGACTTTAATCTATCTATTGTTTTTTTTGGAGCATATACTTCTCCTGTATCAGAAGATTTTTTACCACTAGCTGTAGTCCATTTTTGATCTGTCCATTTTTTTAAAGACTTTTGTGACTTTTTTAGTGCCATTACTTATAACCGCCACCAGCTTTTTTATAAGCACTTGCTAACATTTGAGCTTTACGAGCTGACCATTGTCCAGGTTTACCGCCTTTACTTCCTCTTTTAATTCTATTAAAGATTCGCTTACGCATACCTGGCTTAGTATAATTGCCAGCTTCGTTTACTCTAGACTTTTTTTTTGCTCGGCTCATATATATTCGCTTACTATTAAAGCTCCTATAATAAAAGGATATACAGCCCAAAGCATGGCTTCTAAACGATCAAATCGCCTAGAACCATCCTCTAGTCTTTTTTCTATATTCTCATATCGTATAGCACATTCTTTTTCATGTGCTGATATTTTTTCTATAGATTCCTTTGCTGTCGCCATTATTTTTTACTTTTAGATTTTGATTTTACAACTATCATTGCTTTGACTAAATCAATCCATTCTGGTTTGAATTTCCAAATAAAACCAATACCTACTATTGATACTAATACTATACCTATAAAAATTTCCATTATGCCTCCTTATTAGATTCTTTATCTTCAGATTCTTCTACATCTTCAGATAATTCGTCTGCGTTTTCTATAACATCTTCATTCAAGCCTTTCAGCTTCTCAACAACAGCACCTCTTATATCGGCAACTGCTCCTAATTCAGGTCCACCCCAAGCACCTCTTTTGCTTGAAATGTCTATAAGTTGTAATACATTTACAAATAAATTTCGATCTTCCATTAAAGCTCCTTTTCTTTTTCTATTACATCCCAACAATTTAAGTTAGAAGCAATAGTTCTTCGTTCACCCTTCCCTTTAAACGGATACACCATATGCTGTAGCCAAGAAGGAAATACTAATAGTTTACCTACTTCTGGTGTCATTACAAAGGATTGTGCTGGTCTTAGTCTTTCTGTATCAAGTACCGAGTTTATTCCATATTGAAATGTTATACAGCCATCACTATGTCCAGATTCGTTATACAACGAATATGTGGGTGTGTTGGCTTCTGCTTTAGCTCCTATTTGTTTAGGAACTTTAGTCCAAGCAGTAGTAGATATTCCCATTATTGTTTTAGTGCCATGATCATGTATCGGATTATAATCTCCATCATAACTGTGCACTGACCAAGTTTCATCTATCATTACTTGTTTAGGGCTCTTAAGTTTCATACCAGCTCCTGAACTAGCGAAGTGGTTAATATACTCAGCTCCTAAATTACAAATAAAATGATTATACTCAATCATTCTTTCATCTTTGTGGTCTAATAACAATTGCTCACCCTTATGTATTTGACCAACCAATGAATGTTTTAAAGATTGTTTATCTTTCTTTTTTTTATACTCATCCATGTAATCGTTTACAGAATCAATCATGCTTTGAGGCATAGTTGTTTCTAGCACGAATACAGATGGCATCACGTGCATCTGAATCTGCTGTTCAGTCACTCTTAACTAGGTACGCTAAAATCGTTATCTGGTGAGCTTACTGCTGGTGGGCTAGTAATAACACTATCTACTTGACTAGCAAATACTGCATCCCATTGAGATACAGGACATAGTGCTACTAGATTAGCATTACTCCAACTACCTTTAGCTTTAAGTGTAAAGTTTGCATTACCATCATCATCTAATTGTGGAACAACAATACTGAAAGTAGTAGTGTAATAAGTAGAATCACCTTCACTATCATTTTCATATTTCATTTCTATATCCCACTTATCTACTTTACTAGATGAGTTTTCATACGGAACGCATTTTACAATTGCTTTACTAACTGCCATTTTCTTCCTCCTTTTCTAAAAGTTCTATTCTTGCGATCAATTCATTGTAACCTTTTAAATCTGGTAAGTCTTTAGGAGTATGAGAATTTGATTTCAACTCCTCAACTTGTGCAGATAATTCTTGTACAGCTTTAACTAACATCGGTACAAACTTATTATATTTTAAACCATACTGGTTGCCGTCATCACTTAAAGTTGTTGTAAGATTACTTTTGTCAGATATGTTGTAACCATATTCTGATTCTAATTTTTCAACATCTTGTGCTAAAAATCCAACATCTAACCAATCTTCTTTATGTGAACCATCTGGAACTATGTGGTCAAAGTCTTTACCTTTTTCTACATAGTTACTTCTTTTATCCCATTTATAAGTAACTGGCTCTAACTTATTAACAAAGTCTAAGCCCATTGGCATAGGCTCTACATCTGTTTTGTCTCTCTTATCTGAGGCTACTGTCCAATCTACTTGAACGTGTGCTGCTGTAATATTTTCATCGCCAAGTACAATCTCATTAGATTCAGTATCTATAGGTCCACCCGGGCTTCCAGATAGTCCTGCATCATGTCCTAATAAAAGATTGTTACTGCCACTTGATAAGTTTTTACCAGCACTAGAACCAAGAGTAGTATTATCACTACCTGTTACTGTGCCTACTCCTCCAGCTAAATTACCTATAAAAGTATTGCTTGAACCTGTTGTTAAATTTTCTCCTGCTCTGTCTCCCATAGCAGTATTATTAGCTCCTGTAGTGCAGTCACTTAAAGAACCATAGCCAACTGAGGTATTTTGGTCTGCTGTAGTATTAGCGTCAAGTGCGTAAGTACCAACAGCTGTATTGTGTGCTCCTGTGGTATTACTTTGCATTGCTGCACCACCGATTGCCACATTGTTTGCAGCAGTTGTTGCATTTTGTAAGCTGCCGAATCCAACAGCTGTATTTGCTGCACCTGTAGTATTTGTGGATAAACTGTTATAACCCAGTGCTGTGTTGTAGTCTGCTGTAGTATTTGCGTCAAGTGCATAAGTTCCTACAGCTGAGTTATATGCTCCTGTGGTATTTTCTTCTAAGGCTTGATAACCCACAGCTACGTTAAAACTTGCTGTAGTATTTTTCTGTAGAGCTTCTTGACCTACTGCTGTGTTTGTTGCACCTGTGGTGTTTTCTTGTCCAGCTAAATAACCTACTGCTGTGTTTCCATTACCTGTAGTAGTTTCTTCTAATGCTAATGCACCTACAGCTGTATTGGTTGTTCCTGTAGTTAAAGAGTGACCAGCTTGATAGCCAACAGCTACGTTATAAGTATCTGAATCACTACCAGGATTTGCAACTAAAAGTGCTTCATGCCCTATAGCTACGTTTCTATCCCCTAAAACATTAGCTCCTAATGCTTGTGCTCCTATAGCTACGTTAGTATTACCTCCAGTACAAGCATCTAAAGACTGATAACCGATTGCTACATTATCATTTGCTGTAGTATTGTTAGCTAATGCATCTTTACCTATTCCAACATTTCTTTGTCCTGTAGTGTTTGCTCCCATAGCATGATTACCTATGGCTGTATTGTCGGAAGCTGTTGTATTTGCGTCTAATGCGTGTGCACCTATAGCTACATTTCTGTTTCCTGTTGTATTTACATCAAATGCTTCATAACCTATAGCTACATTAGCTGCACCTGTTGTATTTAATGCAGCAGCTGCATAACCGATTGCTACGTTTTCACTTGCTGTTGTATTAGCTCCTAATGATGCCGTTCCTAATGCTACATTGTAGTCTCCTGTAGTATTAGCATCTAAGGCTTGATAACCAAATGCTGCATTGTAGTCTCCTGTAGTGTTTGCTGCTAATGCATAAAAACCTACTGCTGTGTTGTGACCACCAGTAGTATTAGCTGTCATAGCACTTTTACCAATAGCTGTGTTTTCACTAGCTGTAGTGTTTGCGTCAAGAGCAAAAGCTCCTACTGCTACGTTATCATTTCCTGTAGTGTTTACATAGAGAGATTCTCTACCTACAGCCGTATTATCATGTCCTGTGGTGTTTGCACCTAAAGCACCACGACCTACTGCTGAATTACTGTCTGCTGTTGTGTTTGCTGTTAAAGCACCTTGTCCTACGGCTGTGTTTCTTGCTCCTGTAGTATTGGCTCCTAATGCTGCTTGACCTATCGCTACGTTTTCACTAGCTGTGGTGTTAGCATCTAAAGCAAAAGAACCCACTGCTACGTTGTTTGCTCCAGTAGTATTAGATAACATTGCATCATGTCCAATCGCTGTGTTGTCATCAGCTGTTGTGTTAGCACTTAATGCCATCACTCCAATAGCTACATTGTCTGCACCTGTTGTATTTGCATCTAAAGAGGCATAACCCAATGCAACATTATTTGATCCTGTGGTATTAGCATCCATTGCTAATCCACCGATTGCTGTATTTTGTTTGCCTGTTGAATTGTTTGTTAGAGCAGCATAACCAACACCTACGTTGTAGCTGTCTTCGTTGGTGCTTGGATTATATGTAGTTAAAGCACCATGTCCTATACCTACGTTTCTATCGCCAACTGTGTTCGCATCTAAAGCATAATTACCAACTGCTACGTTTCTGTCACCTGTGGTATTGGCTCCTAATGCTGCTGATCCTACAGCTACATTATCGGAAGCTGTTGTATTAGCATCTAAAGTAGCATAACCAACTGCTACGTTTCTAGCTCCTGTGGTGTTTGCTCCTAAAGCTAAACCACCAACAGCTGTGTTTGAACCTCCTGTAGTATTGGCATCTAATGTTGTTCTTCCTACAGCAGTATTGTTATCTCCTTCTGTATTAGAGACTAAAGCATCTTGTCCTACTGCTGTGTTTGAACCACCTGTAGTATTTGCTGCTAAAGCTCCTGTTCCTACGGCTGTGTTTACAATACCTGTAGTGTTTGCAGCTAATGCACTTTTTCCTAGAGCTGTGTTTGAATAGCCAGTAGTATTTGCTGCTAATGCTGATTTACCAAATGCTGCATTGTTAGAAGCTGTTGTATTTGCTGCTAAAGAGTTATGACCTACAGCTGTATTAGCACTACCTGTAGTATTTGCTGAAATACTTAAATAGCCTACAGCAGTGTTATTGTCTCCTGTTGTATTAGCGTCTAAGGCAGCAGAACCAACTGCTACATGAGAAGAACCTGTAGTATTAGCTACTAAAGCATTGTGTCCTACAGCTGTGTTGTTATTAGAACCTGTTATTGCTCCTAACGCTGACTTACCTACAGCTACATTGTAGTCACCATCTGTTAAAGCATCACCTGCTTGGCTACCTATAATAGTATTTTCAAGACCAGCTGTAAGTTTAGTTCCTGCATGATAGCCCAATGCTGTGTTATGGTCTCCAGATGTTAGGTCATCAAAAACTTCCCAACCTAAACCTGTGTTATAAGAAGCTGTAGATAATGTTCCTGTGCCTGCGTCATTACTTATTAGAATACTGTTACTAAAGTTAGTTATGTTTGAGGATATGCCGACACCATTGATTGTGCTTGATCCTGTAATAGCTCCATCTACTTGTAGAGTTGAAGCCATATCTACAGCTCCGTCTATATCGACCACATCAAGGTTTGTTGTTCCGTCTACGTCTATATCTCCAGATATATCAAGACTTGCAAAAACTGATGTACCTGTAGCAGTTACTGTTCCTGATATATCAACAGCACCATTCATGTCTATGGTTGTAGCGTTTATTTCTATTTCAGTATCAGAAACTAAATCTAATACTCCGTCTGCTGATTGATGTATGTATGTGCCTGAATCACCAAACTGTAATTGTCTTGTGCTATTTAATAGTAAACCTGTATCAGCAACGTGTGTAAGAGTGGTATCTGTATCTGTACCAAAACCTAATACTGAGGCATCAGATAATAAAGTTAAATCGTCACCAACAAAAAAATCACCTGCTACATTTAAATCTGTAAATGCATCTGTCATAGCTGCACCAGAGCCAGCTCCGTCAGAATATACAGCTTTTACATGACCTGCTGGTATAGTGACATTAGCTCCTGAGCCTTGAGATATAATTATATTTTGTGATCCTGATGTAGCATTTTCTATTAGCCAAACCTTAGAAACAGTATTTGGTCCAATAGTTATCGTACAAGCACTATCAAGTGTGCCTGTATATTTTAGATACAATGAACGACCTGGATCAGTTGATCCATCTGCTATTGTTGTTGTGTGAGTATCAGCATTTGTAGTTATAGCTTCTGTGCCATAACTAAAAGCTTCTGCAATTAATTCTAAATTGGTATTCGTAGAAGTACCCCAGGTACCGCTTTCGTCACCTGTTGCAATTTCTTTAAGTCTTAAATCATTTACATATGTTGCCATAAATTATCCTTTTTTACGCCACCTCTTGATAGTTAGCATCTTGAGATGTATTTATATTACTATAGTTTGGTGTTTGTGTTGTCGATATACTTGAATAGCTAGGTGTTTGTGAATCATCGACTAATCCCCAAACATTTACTCCTTCTATTTCTCCAGTAGCAAATACTCCTGTTGGAATAGTAACTGCTTTAGCTACAACACTTATGCTTCCTAAGCTACTTGTTGCATCAAATCCTGTAACTTCTAAAACATTATTAGTAGATAAACTTATACTTCCTAATGCAGAAGTTCCTGCTAATCCTGTAACTGATACATTAGCTGCTGCGGAAACTGATTCATCACCAAGTGTTCCTACTGAGGCAGAGCCTGTAACTCCTGTTACAGCTGCTCCCATAGTCATTGCATTACCTAATGCAGAAGTAAGACCAAAACCAGTTGCAGATGTATTAGCATCTGCTGCTACTGTTTCGCTTCCTAGTGCAGAAGTTCCAGCAATTCCTGTCGCAGAAATATTAGCATCTGCTGTTATTGTTTCTGAGCCTAATGCACTTGTAGCTGATACACCAGTTACACTTACATCTGCTGCTGCAGAAACTGTTTCGCTACCGAGTGCAGTTGTTCCTACAACTCCAGTAACTTCAACAGGTATAGGTTCGCCAAAGGTTAATTGACCCCAGGTACCTCGACCCCAACCTGTTACGTTTGCCATTTTACGCTATTCTAATAATAGCATTTGAAGCATCAGCTGTAGGAAATTGAATTGTAAAATCTCCAGCAGTAGATGTTTTATCTCCTCCGAAATCTAAAATACAAACAGCTGGATCACCAGAAGCTGAATCATTAAAGATCATAGCTCCTCTTGCAGTTACAGTAGCATTTGAAAAAGTCAAATCTGCAAAATCTGTAAGTGCAGTTGTTCCTGATGTAGAAGGATCAACTCTAGTTAGAGATGCTCCTTTAGCAGTATAGTTTGTACCAGATACTTCGTTAGAAGTAGTGTACGCAGTTGTAGAAGCACCAAGACTAGCTGAACTTGTATAAAGTGCTAGATTAAAAGTGCTGCCACCTGAGTTTTTAAAATTGTGTACAGCTTCTAATAATTCTTGTTTAAAAGATGTGCACATTGCTTGCGTTATCGCCATTATATTCTCCTTACAATATCAGCCATATCCTTATGACCTTGTTTCTCTAATAAACCAGCTACAGTAGCTCTGTCGCTTAATATAGCTTGTTTTATATAAAGTAAAATTAAATTTTCTATAGATGATTTAAAAGCTTTAGCTTGTGCTTGCACCATTGGATCAGCATTATCGCTTATTGCTATAAGTCTCTCTACTATTCTTTCAGTCCAATATTCAGGACTAAGACCTTTATTCTGTGTTGTCTTTACATCAACTGTACCTATTTCTGGTTTTATTTCTGCATTTAACATTAGCTTCTACCTATTCTTTGACTATCATCTCTATATGAATCTACTTTATTATCACCCTCTCCTAAAGTTTTTAATCTAGCTAAAGCTTGATCATATCTTTTTTCGTAGGTTGCCATAAGATCAGGCTCTCCTTTCATGTAGGTATAAGCTTCTACTAAGCATCCATACAACAATGCATTCTCAGCATTGGTAG